TGCGCTTCGATATTGAGCAAGGGTAGGTGATGCGGCTACTGCGCCTGCTGAGAGAACTGTAGTAGTGCCAGGCGTAACGGCAGAAATGGTGCATGTGCCAGCGCCGACATTGAGGATGTTGAGGACAGTACCAATCGGGAATGCTACTGAGGCATTGGTAGGAATCTTGTAAGCGATGGCTGATGCCTTGTTCATAAGCTCTAAAACTTGATAAGCATCAGCAATAACCGCCGTATAATCACCAGTTTGAGCTGCGCCTACAGTAAAGGCTACTAGGCCGTTATAGTCTGCGGCCGTAAAGATATCGCCTGTTGTCGCTGGAAAGCCTTCTGCCATGATTTTCTCCTAGTATCCCATTATGGATTGTCCGATTATACCGTAAGTCGATGATCCGATAATGAATCCTTCGACTATAGGCTCAAGTGTTGTTACTGTGCATTTCATTGAATTAGGGGTTATATCCCATGCCAAGCCCTGCACTTGCAAGGTCTTGACAATTGTCGAGCCATCTGGCTGGACGTTAGTGATCTTTACATTGTCAAAATAATCTAGACCGATCATTGTGTCAGTTGGTACTGCCGTATCGAGTAGATCGACTGTCATGGCATCGATGCGGATAGTTGTCTCAGCTCTGGTCGCTACATAAATTTTGGCGATGTCTAGGACTTGAGCATCGGTCTGAGCAATCATGTCTGTAACGGTTGTGCCATGAGGAAAATACTTAGCCGATGAGGTTGCATCTGTAGCGACTTGAGCCGTGCCACCGATACGGGTCATGCTGGCCTGATTGATGATGAGCTTGTCATCGAAGGCGTATCGAAGGTCTGAGTACGGAATGCCTGTAGTCTGGTTAAACTCGATAGGCGCAGCAGCCAGGGAACCCACGACATCGTTGCGATCCTTAAACTCAGCCGTTCCATCTGTACGAATAAAGAACGCGCCCTGCTCTGCAAATTCTGCCGCCTTAAGAGCTGCGAGAGATGATCGAGATGTCCCCGGGTCGGCCTGGACTGTTGTTGATCCTGTATCAGTAATTCTCATCGATGTGGGGAATGAGACTTGATCTAGAATCTTGGTGATGCGTGTACCAGTTGTCTGGCCTGCCGTTGCATCGGTTACTGTCGAGACGTTAGCCATCTGGAATAGGCGGAATGCATCTGAGCAGACGATATCGACATAGCCGATCTCTTGGCCTGTTGGATAGTAATACTTGTAAGAATCAACATAGCCTGAAAATAGAAAGTGCTGAGTCGTGGCAGTCGTTGCTGCTACACGAATTTTACGAAGTGGAGTCAAATAGCCAAAATAGGGACTTGAGACATTTTGAGGGTTGAAGTATGAGTCTGGGTCTAAGACTCGAACTGTGCAGTTGCCAGCCTCATAGGTATCACGCATGATGCTACGGCCACGGCTGATCTTGATCGAGCGAGTAACGCTACTGAGATCGACTACTGGATCGGGCACTTCTGTCGATGCGAACTGAGATACTCCGATAACGCCGTTGATCGGGTCGCCAATAGTAAACGGATAGCCGAATGTAGCCCCCTGGCTAAAGTCGAACGAAACCGAAATAGTGGCAGGAAGACTCATAGCGCGATAGCACCCTGAGCAGCAAAGCGATTAGTGGTAGCGAATGTGCCAGATAGCGAGTCATTGACTTGCTTCTGAGTGATTGCGCCAGTTACTACATCTCCATCAAGGTAAACCTCGACATTGACTGCCGCTTGGTTAGCGCTTTGGAATGAATTGACTGCTGCCATCAATTCCATCTGAGCGTCTGAGAAGGTTGAGGATGGGGCTACTGGCGCAGTCTGCAATTGTGCTACGGATACGCCGAGAGATGATGCCGTGTAGTTTAGAAGCTCGCTGGGTAGTGTCCAATTGCGATAAGGGTTAGGAGCCTCTGGGGTTGTCATTAGTGACTGGCGAAGCTCATTCTGTCGCTTAACTGCTGCATCTAATTGATCTGATAAAGATGTGGCAAGATTGGCGTTACCTTCAAGGATCGACTTTTGTAACAATAGTGATAGGCGATCAGTCTCGCTGATTTGACCTTTAAGAGCTGCTTCAATACCGATGGCCTCAAGGTTAAGAGTCTTTGATGCTCTCTGTAGGGCTAAAGACTTTTTCTGTGTATCTAGACCTTTTTTCTGCATATCTGCTAATGCTTTATTGCGCTTGGCTGCATCAGCCTCGGACTTTCTGCGAGCCGCAACTTGTGCCGATGTCTCATAGATTCCCATTGGCTGAGAACCTAAATATCCCATGCCTGGCGCGTTGCGTCTTAACTTTGCTGCCTTTTCGGCTGCATCGATCGCGGCTAGAGCATTCTTCTCATAATCATCGAACGGATTAAAACTAGCCAGGATGGCGCGATCGCTAGTAAGGACATATAACTTACGGAATCCGAATACTACTGCTGAGACTGTATCTGCAATCTTGGTGGCTAGGGTATCGATCTGGTTTACGAACTGTGTTGTGTCGCCTGCAGCGAATACTGAGACCAGGGAATCGACTAGCGCTCCGCCGATCTTCTCGCTTGCCTCACCTGCTGCAGTAGTGATGAGCTGCAACTTGCCTGCGTAGGTGGTTAAGAACTCTGCACTAGCGCCAGAGAATTGTTTATTGAGTCGTTCTTGGACATCCGCGAACTTCATTGTCTTAAGTTCGGCTTGAGAAAGTCCTAATGAATACTTGCGAAGCCCACGAGTCTGACCAACATAAGCCAGGCTAAGATCATTGACAACCGTCTCATAATCTACGCCAGACCCGGCGGCGATGTCAGTTGCCTGGGTTAGTAATTCTTGAGCCTTAGCAACTGAGCCAGTAGTCTGCAATAGGCGTTGCATTGCTGGCCGTAATTGATCATCGGTAACGCCAGACATCCTTGAAAGATCAGAAATATAACGCTCGATGCGTGGAGTCTCAAATTCTAATCCGAGATTCTTGACTGCTAGCGCTAAACGATTGGCAGCCTTCTCGTCCTCGATAAATGCCTTCGATGCATTCTTAGCGAACTTCAGAAGTTGCTGAGTTCCGAATACTGCTGCAAGGCTAGCTCCTAGTCGCTTTACTCCCTTATCGAGGGCGCTGACACTTCTGCTAGTGTCGCCAAGTGCCTTCTTGCCTTTATTCTCGACGACAATCGGAATCCGTAACTCAGCCATTGTTATTGCCTTTCGCGTTAAACTTTGCGGCGGCCTTCTCTAGGGCTCGGATTACTCCGACCTTGGCCTTGCCTTGATCCTGATCGTAAGCCTTGAACATCGCACGGCCTTGCATCTTGTTATGGCCTGCGAATGAACCTTGGAACCTTGGTGAGAAGTTGCCAGTCATTCCAGACTTGCGTCCTGCGGTCTCAACGATCGCACCTGCTGCAGTCTTATTGTGGATGGATACGGATTGCACCCATCCCTGGCGATTAGGCTTAGTAGGCGTGAGCTTGTATCCAATTCCTCGACGAGCCTCGGCGGCATCGTACATCGGGAACTTGGCGGTCTTGACTTCATGCTTTACGAATCCAGATGGAGCCTCTGCGTTAGATGGAAGAAATCCTCTAGCCTTTTTTACAATTGGCTTAAGAAATCCCACCATCTCATCGCGAGTCTCTTTGTCCAGATCAGGCGAGAATTGCTTAAGAGCCTTGCGAAGCGCACTAGCGCCTTTTAGCTCTGTAGGCATCTGCCTGCTCCTTTGCTCTATCCTTCAGCGCTTTGAGTAACATCTGAAGCATCGATGAATCTAAATCAATTAAAGATTGTGGAGGGATAGCCGTCTCAATGCTCAAGCGAGCGATGAGATAGTGGATGCTATCCCTGCCTAGGCCAAAGGGTCAGACTCTGCAACCTCAACACTCTTGAGAGTTTCGAGAAAGTCTGCGCCGAATGGCTTGACTACGGTTCCACTTAACCGAAGGCCTTCCCATGCAAGCCAATAGACATCTGATTGCTTTTCATCATCGCGGAACGCTTTGTGAAATCCCTTTTTAGCATATAGCTCGAACGCGTACTCTAATCGAGGAGTGATCTCGATCTCGGTGACTGTGTTGTCTGCCATCGTGACTATTAACTTTGCCATGCTTTGCCCCTTTG